AGCAGGCATGGAAGATATACAGGTATAACTATGTTAATGCCCTTAGATAAACAAATGTACAATAGTGATACGTTCCGAGATCGTGCTGTATGGAGAATGAAATTTGCCTGGCGTCCTGTTCGATGCTATATATCAAACCGGTGGATCTGGTTGGAATTGTCCTATAAGGGAAGTGCCATGTGGTTTGGACCAGGCGAACCAGTAGTGGTGTATCGATGGGTCAAGTCAGATGAATATCTTGTGGCAAAAATCAAAGGAATATTATGATCGCGGGCAAAGTGTGGGGACAAACAGAACTGTTAGAAGCCAACGGCGTGTTAGAGTTTCATCGCATTGAAGCTGTGGCCGGCGGCGTTTGTAGTAAACATCGACATCGTTTTAAATGGAACGGATTCTTTGTAGAAAAAGGTGCACTGTTGATTCGTGTATGGAAAAACAATTACAATCTTGTAGACGAAACTGTGATTCGCACTGGGCAATATACCAAAGTAGCACCTGGTGAATATCATCAATTTGAAGCACTGGAAGATACTGTAGCATTTGAACTGTATTGGGCTGAATTTGATCACACCGATATTGAACGCGAATCAACAGGATTCGCAAAATTTTCACAGGATTCAAAATGAAAAAAATAGCATTTGTTACCGGCATGACAGGACAAGACGGACCTTATTTGGCCAAACTGTTGGCTGAAAAAGACTACAAAGTCTACGGCCTAATCAAACGATACAGTAATCCCAATCTTGACAACATGAAATGGCTGGGTATCGAAAACGATATTGAATTAGTCACTGGCGATATCACTGATGACAGCAGTATCAATCATATTGTTCGCAGTATCAAGCCGCATGAATTTTATAATCTGGCTGCACAAAGCTTTGTTGGAGCCAGTTGGGAATTAAACAAGTTGACCACAGAAGTCAACAGCCTTGGTACACTCAATATTCTCAATGCCATCAAAGCCAACAGCAGTAGTACTAAATTTTATCAAGCCAGTACCAGTGAAATGTTTGGCAACAGTGCTGAGTTAGACGGCCGCCAAGTCGAAACCACTCCCTTTAAACCACGCAGTCCTTACGGAGTAAGCAAGCTGTACGCACATTGGATAACTGTCAACTACAGAGAAAGCTACAGCATGTTTGCATGCAGTGGTATTTTGTTCAACCACGAAAGTCCGTTACGAGGCAGAGAGTTTGTCACACGTAAAATTACAGATGCTGTGGCACGCATTAAACTGGGACTACAGGACTCAATCACGTTGGGAAATCTAGACAGCAAGAGAGATTGGGGATTTGCCGGAGACTTTGTTGAAGCCATGTGGTTGATGTTGCAGCAACCAACTGCTAGAGACTACATTGTAGCTACTGGACAACAGCACACAATTGAACAACTGATTTCTATTGCGTTTGAGCATGTAGGAATCACAGACTGGCAGCAGTATATCAAAAGTGACCCTAGATTCAAGCGGCCCGCAGAACTACACAGCTTGTGCGGTGACCCCACGATGGCAAAAAATCTACTGGGCTGGCAGCCGCGCACAACCTTTAAAGAAATGATATGCAGCATGGTCGATGCTGACCTAAAAAGACTGCAACCTCGGTAACAGTCTAGCCAGTGGCTCACCTGTGGCTATTTCTGGCACAGTCCATTCAGTATGTGCAATATCAATTATCCATTGATCTCTGTCAGGTTTGTCGGGTGATTCTATAGTAGACCAATCCAGGTTACCCACAGGTGCTGCCAGACTGTCGGGTCCTACAAATGCAGGAATTCCTGCCATAATAGACTGACTACCAGGCCCGCTACTCCAATTCACTACAGCCCAGGCTGACGACAACTTGTCCTTAAAATCATATCCATCGTATGTGTGCACCAATCTTTGCGGTTTATCCAACGTACATCCGGTTGGTACGGTGATGGATTGTCTGGGGTGAGGTCGAACTACTATATTACGATCAGTATGCAATCTCAATTGAGTAACGGTATCTCTCAGCCACTGATCACTGGATGGCAATCCTGCCCATTGCTCGCTATCAGTTCTTTGTGCAGCAATTACAATGTCAGATCCGGACTTAGACCATTTAGACAAACCTAATCCCAACCGGTTGGCACGATTTGTATCTAAGTCACTGTAACTGTAGGCTGTCAATCCTGTTCCGTTTACACCCACTTTCCAGGTACGATCTCGTTTGAGTAACCCTACTTCTAGCACTACGACTGGGCGTCCTTGAGATCGAAAATGATTCCACACAGCGTGATTGTCGCGCATACGGTCAGCCCAAATCACACTCCAAATTACAGCAACATCTGCCGACATGTCGTGCCGAGTTCTAACAAGACCTAGTTTTTTCAGACCTTGCTCGAATGCCTCAAATACTGGGACGCTATTTTTAGCTCCGAAATTATTAAAAAGACTGATGTTCATTTGAGTTAAATAGTTATATATGTATAATTTCTCTCTCCCTTACGAATATCAAGGCCACAGTCAATTTGGAGAAACTGGAATAATAGAACTAATATTGACTGGACTTAAAGATCCTCATAAAACTTTTGTTGAAATTGGATTCGGTACTGGCAATCAGAATATGACCATGGATCTATTAGATCGCGGATATACTGGAGTTGGCGTCGATGGCAGAGATTGGGATCTAGATACACCTAATCGTTGGGGTAATTCTATAACTAAAATACAACAAATGATTACAGTTGATGATGTTGTTGATTTACTAAAACCAGTAGCAGATTGGCAATGTGATTTTTTTAGTCTCGACATAGATAGTTTTGATTACGAAGTTGCAAAATTATTATTAGAATCTGGATTTAAACCAGCTGTTGTATGTGTAGAAATTAATCCAAATTTTGGGTCAACTACAAAAGCCAGTTTCCCGTACATACCTAATGTTAAGAAAAAAACTTATACACGCCGACATTTTTGCGGCTCTAGTCTGAGCAAGTATACGCATTTATGGGAAACACATGGACTGAAATTTTTTACTCTAAACAGCATCAGCTATCACAACGCATTTTACTACGATCCTGCTAGGGTTTCGTTGCCGGATGTACCAGTTATAACGCAAATTCAAGACAATCAGTTTGATCCGGTAATTTACAACGAAACTGAATTGAGAAAAATGATAGCAGAACACGCCTTCTGGAAAGATTATCAAGACGTTATTTTTAAGACATAAATTAATTTTCTACGGACACCTCAATGAAATACTCAGTAGTCACTACATTTAATCACAGCGGTTACGAACGCTATGCCAGCCGCATGATTGACACCTTCTTGCAAAACTGGCCTAGAGAAATTGATCTATACGTCTACACTGAAGATTGTGCAATACATCAAAGCGCACCCAATCTTCATGTTAGAGATTTACATGCTGTAAGTCCTGAAATTGTAGCCTTCAAGCAATGCTGGGGTAATGATCCTAGAGCACGTGGCCTGATTGCTACTGGGCCAGAAGATCGCAAAGGTAAAGCACCGGGTATAGGTTTTCGTTGGGACGCTATTAGATTCAGTCACAAAGCATATTCAGTATTTCACAGCGCGGCCAATTGCAATGCTGATGTGTTGTTTTGGATGGACGCAGACATGGTGTGTCACACACCTATCACTACAGAATTTATTGACAGTCAAATGCCGCCCAAGATTGGCTTGGCCTATCTAGGACGCGAACGAAAGTTTAGCGAATGCGGTCTGTACGGTATGAACCTACGTGATAACATTACATTGAACTGGCTTAAAGAGTTTCAGTTAGCGTATGATTCAGGACGTCTTATGACCATGGCTGAGTGGAATGACTGCTGGGTATTTGATGAAACTCGAAACGAAGTACAAGCGGCCCACCCTAAGTGGCGTCAGCTAAACTGGAGTCACGGGTTGATCAAAGGAGAAGGGCATCCTTTGATCAACACTGCTTGGGGTGCATACCTTGACCATCTCAAAGGCAAACGCAAAGAAACTGGCCGTAGTCCAGCTAAAGATCTTATTCAGCCTCGAAACGAAAGTTATTGGACAGTAAATTAAAGATGGTCTGCCTGGACGCAATCAGGGTCAAAACACATATCATCTACATTGGATTTACTATATTCGGCCTTTGAGTGCTTGGCTTTGTGATGAATAAGATACTCGCCAAGCACTGTATGCCGCAAGGGTGTTTTATATCCTTTCTGGAATCCTGTACATAAATCGTTCACCATAAGTGGTTGTACCACATTTAATGCAGCCCCAAGTACATCGTTGTCGTAAAATCTACGTAGATCTTGATAATCTCTTTCGTGATATCTTCTGCAGTATTCGGCTCTGAACTGATTAAATTTTTCGTGCTGAGTATTAACTGCAAATATTCCTGTTTCAGGACACAACCATTTTCCAGGTTTGCCATCTTTGCTTGTGTCGTAGGTTACACCCATGTACATGCTTAAATATTCAGGCAATAACAAATCAGTCAACACTGACAACGGTAGTTTCTTAGCAGTAATCACATCAGCATCCAGCCATACTATCCAATCAGCAGTTCTGTGATTCATGGCATGCATAAAACTGTATGCTTTTTTGGCAAACTTTTTGTCTGACTGTCTTAGTGTTGTATCCGCCTGATATCGAGCGTAATCTGGATCCAACTCAGAAAAATCAATCTGCTTAATTCTTTTACTGCGAGTAGATAATTTAAATTCCTCTACATAGCAGGTAAGAGTCAGCTCTTTGGGCCAGTGCTTGAGAAAACTTGCCATACTATCCTTGCCAATGAGATCGTAATATCGTTGATTAAAACTTGTAATAACCTGTATCATTTAATTGCCCATCCTTTCATATGCGCCCAGCACTCGCCCGATTTTAACTCGTCGTGACTCCAATGAACCTGCGAAATTTTTTCTATCCATTGTTGCCGATCAGGCATGAGTGGATTTTCAATTCTAAAAATATCACTGCAAGCAACTTCTTTTGCTTGGCTTCGTTCTGGATCAGTTACAAATACCGGAACACCTTCTATTGCTGCTGCTACACCTGGGCTAGAGTTATGACTAACTACAGCCCAGCACTGTTTAAAATCGCGAGCAAGACTAGTACCTGACTCACTTAGGTGTACATTTAACAGCCTTCTTCCGACACAAAGTTTCAATAATCTTTCGCAGTATTTTACAGCTCTTCTATCGCCCGGGTGTGGTCTAATCCTAATAGGTCTGTCCGAATACTTTCTTATCTCCGTAATAGTTTTAATAGCCCAGTCTAATACGTCCCACCCTGCCATACTCCAACCACCATCTCTCTGTAAGCATAGTAAAATATGATCACCTCGGGTTCTCCAGTTGGCCAACTTGACTCCCAACTGTTTTTGTATTTCTACCCATCTGACCGGATCAGGATTTTGGTTGCAATATTCTCCTGTGTTGGGAAATATTCCGTCGTAGCTGTAGCGTAACCAATATCCAGGATTGTTTGTATTTTTATACAGAAACAGATTTGAATCTGCTATGATAGTACGATTGTTTGATTGTTGTTGTCCGTCGAGAATGTCTTGTCGCAATTGCAAATGCGATGCAGTTTTTCCTTGTTCGTGTACCCATCCTAAGATTACAGCCACTGGACTTGGCTGATATACTGACGAATCTTCTACAATGCCTTCGTCACCGCATCTGGATACACCTTGAACAAAGTATCTAAGTGTATTGCTTTTATCTTGTGCTTTTTGCAAAGATTCAGGAGTATATATTTCTTTTTTGGGCAATGTGGCTGTATAACTTACGACTTTCATTCTTGCATCATCCTAAATGCTGTGCCATTCTGAAGCTCTTTCACATGATATTGACCATATGCCATACTGTGACACCAGGCATCTAATAGGTCTTGATCGGGCCAAAACGGATTGTCTATTGTGTCAAGCTTGGTATTTGCAACAGGCCGGGCCACATGACTTGGTGCTAGTACAAATGCCGGCACTCCTGCAAGTATAGCTTCTACTGCAGCAACACTGTTGAATGTCACTACGGCATGTACATCTTGTGTTAGTAATCGATTCAGTGGAGTGGTTACAATTCTGTCAATTCTTTTTGGTGCTCGTTGCCTTACTTCGATTGGCCGATCCGTTAATGTTTTAAGTTGAGCAACAGTTTCATCTACCCATGCAGCCTGATCAATGCCGTAGAACCTACAAGGTTTTTCGTCTGGTGCTGCCACAATAATTTTTGATCCTGTTCGACGAGGATGTGCAGTAATACCCAATGCTTGCCATCTATCTGCTGGACGTTGTTTTATTTCATTATGCTGCAAATCATTTTTTACTATTCTATGATAAAGTTTTGAACCGTGACTATTCTTACTACTGACACTGTTGCCCACATACCCTGAATCAACATACCAAAAGTCGTGCTTACCAGCCAAACACTTGTGCATAACTTTATATTTGAGTATTCCCCGCAGTACAACTTTTCTATGATCTACTTCGACATCATAATGAAAATCAAAGTAATCACCGTCAGTTGGTTCTGTGCCAGCACTACGAGCCAGCATGTTGATATATTCGTCTTGATTATTTTTACTTAGGAATACCCAATCTTCGTTCATTTAATATCTCTCTGTAAGCAATACTCTGCAAGCATTCGTTCACGATGCCACTCATCTGCCATTGGAGTAGTAGCAAAATCGTGGAAGCAAGGAGCGCCTAAGGTATAATGCAACAAGTCTGCATTGCAGTTAGGACCATACTCGTCTGGCAACCAATTCCATTCTGCAGGTAAATCACCAATTTTTTCATCTTTGATCCAGGTAAAACGATGTAGTTCTGCACCCGTGGATCGTTGAACAAACTCCGGTGTTAGGCATTGATTAGCTGAGCTCTCACAATTCCAGATAATAACACTTGACCAGTTTTTGCGAGGGTAGTTTTCGTTCTTTGAACCCAGATACTTTTCTTTCATGCATGTTTCGTAGTTGTGTTTAACTACCTGTACATCATAATGATTCTGCCGCCAGTCCCAAAGCTCTGCAATGTCACTACGCACAATCATATCACCATCAATAAAAATAGCATGACCGGTGTAATCCATCAAGTGCGGCACTAAGAATCTGCTGTAGATAAACTGATTGCTACCATCTGTGTGAGTTTCGGTATAGTCGGTGAACAAGTTTAGTGCCAGCGGTATGATGCTGACAGGTCTACTGGCATGTCTAATAATGCTATTGGCACACACATGATAAGCAACAGCTTCACGAGGATCATAACCAATAAAAATAGGTATCAGTTTACTCATGAGAATTTTCTCTCAATATCATCTTCCTCGCATCGGTCTCCGTATTGTATTTCTACAATTTTTAATGGATCGCTTTGTTCGTTAACGAGTTGATGCCATTTTTCTGACTCTATATGTAAATATTCGTGGCGATGATAATGTCCTTGAAATTCAGCATCGCTGGCCATGTTCAAAGTCATTACTGTTGCAACTCCGGCACTGACCAACCAGAATTCTGATCTTCCTTTGTGTCTTTGCATACTGAGTGCCGCACCCGGATCCACTGTGAGTTCTTTGACTTTAACTCCCGGTGCTTCGTGCAGTACACGATAATATCCCCAGGGTCGGCGTGTTTGAGGAGCCTTCCATTCTTGCAGTATCCACGAACTACTGTTTCTTTTATCTTGACCACCTACGCCAAATACAAACTCGACGTTGTCATCTTTGATATCTTGTTCTAGTATATTTTCAGTTGTGCGATCACCACCGTTGGCAAAAATAATACGGTCATTGGGATAGCTCTGTCTTACCATCCATAATGCATTTCGTGCAGAACCATCACTGTCGTCAAAATCAATTACAAAGTTGACATTTTGCATATTTCGTACTACGGCGACACGTTCTTTTAACGGCATAAATGCTCGACCTTTTTTTCTTTCTAGCCACGAATCTGAGTTGATGCCCACAATTAAAAGATCTCCCAATTTGCCGGCAGCCTGCAAGTAGGAGATATGGCCGGAGTGTACAGGATCAAATCCGCCAGTGACAAGTACAATAGTTTTCATAACAATATTTATATGTATACATAATGGTAAATACATTATGGAACATTTTTATCAAACAGTAGAAGGATTTATGGGACCAAGAAACATTATGATGTTTGACTTGGTTATAAAAGATTTCCCTCAAGCAGGAACCTGGGTTGAGATAGGATCCTGGATGGGACGCAGCACAGCATATTGTGCAGTTGAACTATTAAATTGCAATAAAATGGGAAAATTCTACTGCATAGATACCTGGCAAGGAGGCGATACTCTTGAAAATCATCAATATGTATTAGAAGGAAAACTCAAACAGGTATTTCTTGATAATATTGCACCGGTGGCTGATTATATTACGCCCATTGAGAGTCTAAGCTGGGCAGCCGCTGACCAATTTGCTGATAGCAGCGTGGATTTTTGTTACGTTGATGCATTGCACACATACGAAGCAGTCATGCAAGATTTAACAGCTTGGTGGCCTAAAATACGCCCCGGCTCGTGGTTTGCTGGCGACGACTATACCAAAGGTTGGCCTGGCGTCCAGCAAGCAGTACAGCAGTTTTTTGGTGAACTCGGTGTAAGATACGATCGATGTGGACGTTGTTGGATAGTTAAAAAGCCTGAATAAAATGCCAAATTGGTTAGACACATATAAACATAATTACTACCCTCGTCTTGATTCCAATCTCAGTGGAGCCAAACGTGGACTTGTCGAAGGACTAGGACAACGAGCCCGTGGCTTTCAATTGATGTTCGAGTTGTTGCTGGCCAAAACTCAAAGTCAGTATCACATTATCGAAACAGGTACCTGTCGAAATCCAGGAAATTGGAAAGATGGGCAGAGTGCAGTGATATTCACAGATTTTGTTCAGCACACAGGAGGATCACTGCGTAGTGTAGACATAGATCCAGATGCCTGTGCAGCAGCACGTAAACACATCACCAGTGGTCTTTTTCAAGTGACCTGCAGCGACAGTGTGCAATGGCTAGAACAACAGACAGATCTGGACCAGGTTGATCTTTTTTATCTCGACAGCTACGATGTAAAATGGAACAACGACTCTGCCAGTGCCGAACATCATTTACGCGAATTCCAAACAATTGAATCCAGAATTCAGCCAGGCACAGTAGTAGCCATTGACGACAATGCTAGGTTTTTAAACAATAATGGTCGCACTGGCAAAGGACGACGGATAGTGGAATATTTAGAATCCAAAGGAATACAGCCGTTATATGATGCTTATCAAATAATATATCAATTATGATAGTTGACACATTCATGTTCAATGACGAGTTTGACATGTTAGATATACATCTGGCAATCACAGATTCGTACGTGGATCGTTGGATTATATTGGAAGGCAACCGAACCTGGAGTGGAATATCAAAACCTTACTATCTTTTAAACTGCCTGGACAAATATGCAAAATACGGTGATAGAATACAACTAATCAGTCTAGACATACCCGACGGTTATGTGAATTGGCAGTGTGAAAATTACAGTAGAGCCAGTTTGCAGCAAGGAATCGATTGTCTAGATGACGAAGATATTGTTTTGCACGGGGATCTGGATGAAATATTAGACCCGACAAAATTTAGCAGTATAGTTGATTTGATGGATCTGCATGATCGTCCTGTAAATTGTTCTCTAGAAATGTTTATATATAGATTTGATCAACAAACTGATCGTCGATGGAGCGGAACTGTAGTGGCCCGAAAACACATGTTTGATAATCCTCAACAGTTATATAAAGGCATCAACATAAAGAAAAAAGATCGTAGTCATTGTGTAGCATATCCAGACACTGCAGGCTGGCACTGGACCTGGATAGGATCAGACCAACGAATACGCAGCAAGGTTGCAAGCTGTATTGAAAGCCAACATCGAGACCCAGAACAGGTGTTGAACTCTTTCAAACAGTTAGACACAGCAGCAGCTATAAATCACAAGTGTACCTCAACCACAGTTGAATACACTTACCCTAACGAAGTAAACAAAATACTTGAGCAGTATCCTCAATATTGGAACATACCGTCATGTCAGACACAATAAAACAGATCAACGGTTGGAATTTTCCAGCAGGAGACATAGGTCCTAGTACCTGGGCTGACTGTGAATGGGGAGAACCGATTCTCAACACCGTTATGTTTGAACAAATCTTGTTGGTGTTTGAGGGACGTGATCGAAAACATGCTTTAGACATCGGTGCTAATATAGGCTATGTTACTTCCTGGCTAGGCAAACGTTGGCCGCGAGTGACCAGTTTTGAACCTACCCCAAACACTTATGAATGCTTGCAATTGAATTGTACAAGATCACACATACGTTTACATAATTTTGGGTTAAGCAATATCAATGGGAATCTTTGTTTTGCCATAAGCGATGCTAAACCTGATCAAAATCAAATAATTACTGATGAAAGTAAATTACGTAAACATTGGGGAGTTACCCGTGTTCCGACTCGTAGATTAGATAGTTTTAATTTTAGTACGGTTGATTTTATTAAAATTGATGTAGAAGGACACGAATACCAAGTGATACAAGGTGCTCTCAAAACTATACAGCGTTGCCGACCTGCTGTTGTTATAGAAATCAGTTATGAAGGGAAACTACTGGATCATGATCTGTCGGCTGATCACAAAAAAACTGTGGGCTTGATAGAAAGCTTAGGTTATCAAACAGTTTGGCAACACAAGCATGATTGGTTATTGCTGCCCAACGATTGGTACAACAGATAAAGCCCACTAAGTTAAAGGATACCTTTATAAACAAATGAAGCACAATGTACCTGTATCACCAAAACAACAACACCAATTAGATCGACAACGTCACAGGGAGATGAAATATAACACGTCTGAATTGCCTGCCGTCGACTGTGCGTGTGTAATTCACGGCTCTGTGTATACATGGGACTATGTAGAACGCTTGTATAGCATGCTGATCGCCAACAGCAGTAGAAAAATTCGCATGCACGTTTTTACTGAACCAGACCGAGTAGTACCGTCTTACATGACCAAACATGTGCTGGAAGAGTGGCCGGGAATAAGCGGACCCAAGAAGTCCTGGTGGTACAAGATGCAGATGTTTGATTCAAACTATATTCCTGGACGTGTCTTTTATCTAGACCTGGATACAGTTGTGGTGGGCAATATTGATTGGATATGGGAGTTGAGCGATGACTATTTTTGGGCCATCCGAGACTTTAAATATCTGTGGCGCCCAGGTTGGCACGGACTCAACAGTAGTGTAATGACTTGGAATACTACCAAATTTGATTGGATATGGCGAGCGTTTTGCAAACAGGATATTGTGCTGTTATCTAAAAAATATCACGGTGATCAAAACTATTTAGATGCAGTGCTGACCGACAAACACTTGAGATTTATTCCCGACGGTGTGGCAAAAAGCTGGCGCTGGCAATGCAAGGATGGCGGCATGGATATGAAATCTCGTCAGTATCGTTCGCCAGGGTCGGGTACAAGTTTAGCACCAGACACTAAAATTGTAGTTTTTCACGGACATCCCAAGCCACACGAAGTAGCGGATCCCTTGATCAGCCAACTTTGGAAATTAACAAGCAACTAAGTAACTGTCTAACATGTTGTAAAAATACAACAAAATTCAGCCCCGGTTTTGGGGCTTTTTTGTGGCTAAAACAGTACATTTTGGTAGACCAGAAACCGCCCAAATGCTATACTAGTTTTACAGTAACAAAACAGGAGCTCAAAATGACCAAGCAAGAATTAGGCGAGTTAGCAATGGAAATCCTCAACACAGCGGATACCAGCGGTCCTGACACAGAAGACGGCGTTATCACTGTAGATTCCGACCTGTTGTTTCGCTACTACATTATGCGTGGTGTGGCTAACAGCGAAGCTAAAAAAGAAAGCAAAAAATTGTCGCATAAAAACAACAGTTAACAAGTGGTAGACCAGTAATTCACTACCAGCTATAATGTTTATACAGTAACAAAACAGGAGCTCAAAATGAGCGCAATTCTTAGAAAAGACATTGGACGTGAGATCCTAGAGACACTTAGGGAATCTGCCAGAGAAGCCCTTCCGGATGCTACAGAAGCAGAACGTGAAGAAAGCATAGCCAAATTCCTAGGTATTATGAGTGATGTAATGTTTGCTGGTCCAGCAAAAACGTCGCATAAAAACAACACATAAAAAGTGGTAGACCGGAAATACCCAAATTGCTATAATGTATATACGCTAACAAAACGGGGTAAAACATGTTAAATGATAAAGATCTCAATAACAAGTCCGCAGGTCGCTTCTCGTTTGCTGCCGCAAGAGACGCTAATCGTTATAGCGATGAATGCCGCATGACGTTTACCCCTAGTCAACGTGCCTATGCAGAAACATTTAGAGATCTGCTGACGTTGGCATACAGTGCAAACGAAGTGTTTATTAACTTCCGCAAAACTATTATTAGCATTAAGCTCACTAAGCCTCAAGTGCGAGACCGCAAAATTGTACGCGAGCTCGATGAGCTTTGTGCAGAACGCGGCTATGTAAAAGCTCGTAGCGAGCAGGGCTTGCTGTACAAAATCCCAAAAGTTGCATAAAAACAACACATAAAAAGTGGTAGACCGGTAATACAATATCGGCTATAATGTACTTACACTAACAAAACAGGAGCAGTAAATGACCCAAGTCCTAATCCGCAACGGCGTTTATCGCAATAAACCCGTACACAACGAAGTGTTTGAATTGGTCAAAGACTATACAGCCGGTGCTAAGGGTGGTTTTGTCACCATCGACAGCAAAGGATTTTTTGGACCCGAGTTTGGTATTGCTCGTGTCAAGGTAGACAGCATGGAAGACATTGAAATCCAAGGTGCTACAGCCACCACAGCGTCTGCTGTGAAAGCAGCACCTGTTCCAGAGGCTAGTGACGAAGAAGTCATGGCTCGTATCCGTGAGCGTTTTGAAATCCTAGACGAAATGACCAAGGCCGCTGTGGCCGGTGATGTCCGTGCCATGATTGTGTCGGGTCCTCCGGGCGTGGGCAAGAGCTACGGCGTGGAGAAAATTATCGAAGCTGCCTGTTTGTTTGACAAGATCTCTGGCAAGCGACTACGTGCTGAAGTGGTCAAAGGTTCAGCCACAGCATTGGGTCTGTACCAAACACTATACAAGTACAGCGACAAAAACTGTGTGCTGGTGTTTGATGACTGCGACAGCATCCTGTTGGATGACGTGGCCTTGAACTTGTTGAAAGGTGCCCTGGACTCAGGCAAGAAGCGTAAGATTTCGTGGTTGTCGGACAGCTCAGTGCTACGCCGTGAAGGTGTGCCAGACAGCTTCAACTTCAACGGTACAGTGATTTTTATTACTAATTTGAAGTTTGACAAGATGAAAAGCCAGAAACTGCGTGATCACTTGGATGCACTGCAATCACGCTGCCACTACTTGGACTTGACCTTGGACACCATGCGTGACAAGATCTTGCGTATCAAACAGATTGCCAACGACGGTCAGTTGTTTGAAGAATACGAGTTTGACGCAGAAACGCAAGAGGAGATCATTGACTTCATGACGCACAACGCTACTCGCTTCCGTGAGATGAGCTTGCGTATGGCAATCAAGATTGCTGACTTGCGTAAGAGCTTTCCGCTCAAATGGAAGGCCATGACCGAAGTCACTTGTATGAAAGCAGCCTAAGGAGTTAAACAATGAACCAATCAATTCGCGAACTTGCTGAACAGGCCGGATATGAAGCAGACTTGTTTGGTGTAGGGCATTGGAATATGCCCGAGTGTCAAAAGTTCGTTGAGTTGATTGTTCGGGAATGTGGCAACATTGCTTTTGAACATTGGGCTCTGACACACAGCAACTCACCTCAAGAGGCCATACTCAAACATTTCGGAGTTGAAGCATGAATGAACGAATTCGAGAACTTGCTGAACAGGCTGGATTACCAAAGTATATCACACGAGAGATCGGTCCAACAATAATTCAAAAGTTTGCCGAATTATTGATCAAGGAATGTTATGAAAGTTGCCGAAGTCAGGTACTTGATAAAGAAACTGCTGACACAAACGAACTAACATATAATGATGCTGTCAGTGATTGTGCAATTGGGTTATTACAACATTTTGAGATGATGGAATGAACGAACGAATTCGAGAATTGGCAGATAGATTTTACCCGGATTGTCTGTAGTAAACGCTCCTGTTTAGACAATCTGTTTGGGGCATCGTAGCAATACGGTGCCTCTTTTTTTTGACTTCTGTCTGCAAATAGTGTACTATATACATTATGACCTTTTGCTATTCGCCATGGACCAATATTGACATCGACCCTAAGGGTAATATAGCTCCGTGCTGTAAGTTTCAGTTTGATAAAAATACAGAAAAATTTAACATTCAAACTCATACTATAAAACAATATTCAAAAAGCGATTTTCTTCAACAAATTCGCAGCGAATTTATGCAGGGAAATTGGCCTGCTGGCTGTGAACGTTGTAAAATTGAAGAACAAAATAATATTGAAAGCAAACGAAACCTAGATAACACACGCTGGAAAGACCATTACAACCGATACAATTTAGACAGTAAAGAATTTATAACAGCAAGTATTGCATTTGGTAATACTTGCAATCTAAAATGCATAATATGCAGTCCGTATGCATCTAGTAAATGGCAAAAAGAGTACAAAACCATCTACGGAATTGATATTGCTCATAATAAGTTTTATAAAAATAATTTTGTAAAAGATCTTGTCGAAGCTGCGCCAAATCTGATACATCTTGACATACCCGGAGGAGAACCATTGCTCAGTGGAGTGCCAGAACAAAAAGAATTGCTTGGTTATTATATTCAATCTGGGAAGTCTCAAAATATGTCATTGCACTATACAACTAATGCCACTATATTTCCAGATCCGGAATGGTGGGAGATTTGGAGTTGTTTTCAAAATGTAGACATACAATTAAGTATAGATGCCATCGGTGATCGATACGAATATGTAAGATATCCAGCCAATTGGAAAACAACACTCCACAATGTGGAACAATACATGCAGCGACAAAAAGATAACATCCAGTTAAGTATAAGTCATAGTGTAAGTGCCTATAATATATATTATCTTGACGAATTTTTTGAATGGTGCTATACTATGGGATTGCCGCGTCCTTGGATAGGGAGAGTACATACTCCTGCACATATGAGACCAAGTGTTTGGCATGATACTGCCCGCCAAGCCATTATAGATAAATTGTCACAAAGTCAATATTCGGATGTACATGCTTGGAAAGAGATGATTGCTAATTCTGATGATAGTGCATTATTTGAAACCTTTAAAAAATATCTACTACAACATGACCAATATCGTGGCACAAGTTTTGCTAAAGTATTTCCGGAACTAAACAAATACCTATGAAATTATTAATTGCAGGATGTTCATATACTAACGGATGTGGCTTACCAGGAGAAAAAGATAATCCTAAAATTTGGCCCAATCAATTAGCCCAACGACTCAATGTTGATTCTATAACAAATGTTGCCAAGTCTGGTGCCAATAATCAAAAAATATTTTTAGAAACAATATCAGCAATGATTAAAAATCACTATGATCTAATACTAGTCTCGTGGTCAGTCATTGGTAGATTTAATTTCCATGTAGGATTAGAACGCTATCCAGTTGGAACATTATTAACAGATTCACACGATGTAAATATTGTTGGAGGCCAAACTATTTCAAAAAAATGGTTATTGGAAACAGGAGATCGTCTAAGAAAATTACATAACGACCATTGGGATTTATTGGAGTTAGTAAAGTATGTTAATGTGTTAGTTGGATTACAAAAATCTTCCGGTGGTAAAATATTTTTTGTGAACGGTATTGGAAGTTGGTCTGATCAATATTTTGTTAAAAAACAAATTCAACTTCCGTCAGATCTTGACAGATACACCTACAATTTATTAGATGCAGACATGCGCGATGACGAAGAGATATTTGCATTGTACAACATGATACATCAACATTATAACGAATACGGCGGCATACAAGAAAATTTGTGGTTGAATCTATATCAATCATTGTTAAAGATGAAGATAGATTCAGTTAGTAATGATGATCTACATCCTGGAATATTAAGCCAGGACTTGTTTACTGATTTTTTGTATAAGCGCATAACTGAAAAAATAAAATGACAACAGCAACCATAATCATACACGACGAAGTCAATATCAAGATTGAAGGCCTAGATCTTGATACTCGTCGCAAGCTGGTCAATCGATTCAAGTATCTGAACCCTGCTGCACGTTATCTACCTGCTGTAAGACTGGGACGATGGGATGGAAAAGTAGCTTACTTTCAATTGGGCGGCAGCACTTATGTAAACTTGCTGCCAGAAATTGTACCTATCTTAGAAGACGCTGGGTACGATATAGAACTAGATGATCGTAGAACTTACAGCACTAAGTTTGAGTTTGCTGCAATGTCAGAAAACACGTTTAGTGATCGTGCGTGGCCCAAGGGACATGAACGAGAAGGGCAACCCGTAGTACTACGTGATTATCAAGTGGAAATCATCAACGAGTTTCTTGCAAATCCTCAAAGCCTACAAGAAGTGGCAACAGGTGCCGGAAAAACACTTATCACAGCAGCACTGAGCTGGCAAGCTGGTCACTACGGACGCACTATTGTGATTGTGCCCAACAAGAGTCTAGTAACACAAACTGAAATAGACTATCGTAACTTGGGATTAGATGTTGGTGTTTACTTTGGTGATCGCAAAGAATGGGGCCGTCAACACACCATCTGCACTTGGCAAAGTCTAAACGTGTTGTTGAAGAACACCAAGTCCGGCGAAGCTGATTGCACTATACAAGACTTTATTGAGGATGTGGTTTGTGTTATTGTAGACGAAGTACACATGGCCAAGGCTGATGCACTTAAAACTTTACTGACCGGAGTAATGGCTCATATTCCCATACGTTGGGGGCTGACCGGTACTGTGCCCAAGGAAGATTTTGAGTTTCAGTCACTGCATGTGAGCCTTGGTCCGGTAGTGGGGAGACTGCGGGCCAGCGAATTACAAGCACAGGGCGTACTTGCACAATGCCATGTAAATATTGTGCAACTGGTTGATCATGTTGAATACAAGGACTATCAAAGCGAATTAAAGTACTTGGTTACTACGCCGGAGAGAATTGATGCCATTGCTCGACTAGTTGATCGCATCAAAGATTCGGGCAATACACTTATCTTAGTTGATCGAATTGAAACTGGCAAGATACTGCAAGCACATCTTAGCACACTGTTTAGCCTGCTGTCAGACCGACCCGATGTGGTATTTGTGTCAGGTGCAACCAAAGCTGCTGATAGAAAAGATGAATACGATGAAATTGCCACTAGTACCAACAAGATCATCATTGCCACTTACGGTGTGGCAGCAGTGGGCATCAATATACCGCGTATTTTTAACTTGGTCATGATTGAATCGGGCAAGAGCTTTACCAGAGTTATTCAAAGTATCGGTCGTGGAATTAGAAAAGCTGAAGACAAGGACCACGTGGAGATTTGGGACATTACAAGTACCTGCAAGTTTGCTCGTCGACACTTGACACGACGCAAGGCATTCTACAAAGAAGCAAACTATCCTTTTAGTGCAGAAAAATTGGAGTGGCAAAAGTAATGGGACAAGTATTTAAACACGCAGTAAATTTTACAAAGAATATACAACCGTTTTCGGTGTTTGTAGAAATCGGCAGCGATCGATGGGAAGGCAGTACAGAATTTTTGGCCAACTTGGCAGCAGAACGCAATACTGTATTGCATTCTGTGGATATCAATTCTAGTGCCAGTGACAGGATTAACAATCCGTCTATTAAGTGGCATGTCGGATCTGGGTCAACTTGGTGTCAGCAGTATTCGGCTAATATAGGAAAACGTATAGGTTTACTGTACTTGGACAATTTTGATTATGACTGGGATATTAATCAAGTTAATAAAATGATACAAGATCAAAAAATTGAATACCTTAATAACTATGGTGTAACAATGAATAATCAAACTTGTCAAATCGAACACATGAAACAGATTATTGCATTAACGCCTTGGCTTGCTAGTCAGTGTATTGTTATGTTTGACGATACATACCGTTATAATGATTGCTGGATTGGTAAATGTGGTCCTGCTGTTGTTTATCTATTGGCATTGGGATTTGAAATTGTCAGAGACGAAGAACGTGAATTCGGTATCATAATGATTCGTGGTTGACTTTAGTAATTCATTTATTGTATAATTAAAGCATGAGAATACTTACACTTGACAACTTGGCTTATGATTTAGATACACTTCCGGAAGAAGTGGATGACATGCGATTTGCTATTTTAGACAATAGCGATCCGCAAAACCCCGACTATCACTATATTCCTCTTATCTTTTTGGAAAGTTTTAATGCTCCGGCATTGGTGTTGCAAATCGGAGACCACACAATCAAAATGCCCATGGATTGGCGTATCCTTATTGGCGAACCCGACGGCGGTGACCTAGAAGTGTTGTCATTGACCAGTATCAATGATCGCGGGTTCAAGGCATTTCAGTTCAATCCGCTAACCAGTTTTCGTCCCAGTTTTCCCGACATTGAAATTGTAGATGTATATCACGACGTGGCTTGGTATGCACCCAAGCTGAAAAATGGACAAATGCTGAGTGTGCCGTTGGATGATACACACAAACCTGACTGTGTGTATTTTGTCAAGGACATCAGCAGAAACTGCGAAATTCTAGACTACAACAAGGCCTGGTAACATGACACAATATTCCTCCAAAGAAAAACCACCGGTTGCCAAAATTCAAGCTGCAGATTCTGCCAGCGAAAAAAAGCTTGATCGTCGAATTAGAAAATTAATCGACCAGGTGGAAGAGCAACAAAAAGTCATTGACAGAATGCACAGAGATATAGTACGCTTGCGTGTAGCTATCAACGAAGTTTCAGCAAGGATCAAATAGTCATGCCACAAGTAGCCATGTACAATTGCTTATCCTATAATCTATTACCGCATGAGACTATTGATGTAAGTTTAATTAAAGTCTACAACGAAAATCCGCTTTCTAACTCGACTGATGAGTTAGAAAAATTTTTACTTGATACAACTTCGATCAAGTTGGCTTTGGTGCATATAACTGATGATCTCAATTCTACCAAGACACGACTTGATCGACTCATTGGTTGTACACAAGTTATAGTTAAAGGTGTAGAGTTTAAAGCAGGCGTTCCAGAACTTGTCCTCAAGTACGATCTTCCCAATTTTGTATTCATACTTAACGGTTATTTAAATTTTGAGTTGCAACACGCAACAGTTGATCAAGACCTGTATTGGATTAAATCCACTACAGATCCATATATAAAAGATTGGGGTCATGTTTTAGAAAAAAATCTGCATCCTTTTGACAAAAAACCTTTTATGTTTGATGTGCTGTACGGTGTTCCAAAATCTCACAGAATGTTTGTTAAGAAAAAACTTCAGACTATCGCAGACCCGACATGGTATTATGAGTCACCGGTCTTTGTTAAACCAGGGGCAGATAGTAAAAATTGGGCCGGTTTTAATTTTGATCAGACTGATCTGTGGGAAGATAATATGGAAATCAATATCGAGCAGACTTATCGCTGTCGATACCGCGGTAAAGAAATGCATATAAGTCAAGTTCTGCCACTTAAGATTTATAACAAGACAGCATACAGCATTGTTATGGAAACTTGGGCAGACAATCGTTACAGTTTCTTCACAGAAAAGATTGCCAAACCCATTTTGGGTCGCCGTCTGTTTGTAGTAATATCTGGGCAGCACTTTCTTCGCAATTTACGACAGTTGGGATTTAAAACGTTTGACGGCATAATTGACGAGTCATATGATAGCATCCAAGAAAGCACAACACGCTGGGCAAAAGCTATTGAACAAACTAAATGGCTTTGCCAGCAGCCCCAGGAGAAGATATTATCGCAGATTGCACCAATAGTAATACATAACTTTGCAGTACTTAGTAATTTACGTCTTTCACCAGTTGATGAATATGCTGAAAAATTTTTAATACAGAACGGATGCGCTAGTAAAGGAACAGTATATGAGTCAGACAACAGATAAATCGACACGCAGTCAGCGTATTCAACAAAAGAATCGACACATTGCACGGCAAGTACGAATTCGTCAGGCACACAAGTTTCCTGCGATCAATACCAGCAAGGTAGACAGCCCGCATCGTTATCACAAGACAACAGGTGTAACCTGTGGCGATAGCCGCTGTGCCATGTGCGGAAATCCACGCAAGTTTTTCAAAGAACCTACTATGCAGGAAAAGCGTTGGTTACAGGACATGGATACCACCCGCGAACGTCGCAGCAACGGAACAATAAACAACGATGAGTGATAAACTAAACATTGCCAACGAAATGCAGCAGTTGGACCTCAAAAACCGACAATTTTATAATGAGCTGACACCAGAGGAACGTAAAAAGTTTTCTAACTTTCTTATGATTCGCTGGGGCAGCAGTGTTCAAGGTCCTCGAGAGTTGCAGGAATACTATGTGCAAAGTTGCAATCATTACTTTAACAAACATTTCTTTTCTATAAACAAGCATCCCGAACTACAATGGCTTTGTGCCACTGCTGTCAGTCCAGGCATGGGCGCACATCGACACCAGTGGATTGCACCCAAAAAGAAAGAAGGTAGTAACAGTGCTGTTAGAAAAAAATTAGCAGAGTTGCACCCCAGCATGAAAGACGACGAGTTAGATCTTTTGGCCAAGATAACAACCAAACAAGAATTGGATGAATATGTTAAAGCTCACGGTAACGAAGTAAAGAAATAACTTGTCCAACAAGATCTTCAGTGTTATACTAACCATTTTATCTGTGAAGAAGAATGAAATTTGAATGTCAATACTGTAAAAAATCTTTTGCCAAAGAAACCACACTTATAGTACATGTTTGTGAGCAGAAGAAACGCTACCAAAGTCAAAATGAAACTGGTATACAGATAGGATTACGTGCTTATCAAAAATTCTATGACATGAGTCAAGGCACAGGGCGGTCAAAATCATTTGATGACTTTGCTGCCAGTCCCTACTATCGTGCATTTGCTCGTTTTGGACAATACTGTGTCAGTGTACGTGCTGTCAACGTTCCGCGTTTTGTTGAATGGCTACTAAAGAACAACAAGAAAATTGATTACTGGTGTAAGGACAGTGTTTACGAAGAATTCTTGGCAGAATATCTGCGAGTGGAAAATGTCATGGATGCCATATATCGAGCAATTGAAACCAGTATCGACTGGGCAGAAAAAACTGGCAATCCAGCACATGATTACATAAGATTCGGCAACGACAATGTTATATGTCATGCTGTTTCGTCAGGCCGAGTCTCAGCTTGGGCACTGTATAACTCCACCTCCGGAGTAGAATTTTTATCTCGATTGAACAGTAATCAAATCAATCTGATTTGGCCGTATGTGGATGCTGACTTTTGGCAAAAACGGTTTCGAGACTACCCAGAAGACACAGCAGCAGCTCGTGACATTTTAAAACAGGCAGGATGGTGATGTCAGCAGATATTGATATAGACCTGGCAGATCGTACTCAACTGTTGAACTTGATCCGGCATACTACTGCACGACAACTGCATCAAGGACAGGTGCGTCGACACAACAGCGGAGTATATGTAACTGCTATTCCTCAGGATCCTGTAAATGGCTGTGCTGCGATCGATTATAACGAAGCAGAATCTCGCGGATATTTTAAAATCGATTTCTTAAACATGTCGGTTTATCAGCTGGTACGCGACCCTGAGCATTACGAATCTGTGCTGGCAGCTGATGTCAACTGGGCACGATTGTGGACTGATCCAACCTGGGCAACACAACTGGTTCATGTGGGAAACTATGCGGATCTGCTGCAGACAATGAAACCAGATTCTATTCCTCGTATGGCAGCATTTATCAGCGTCATTAGACCTGGAAAAGCTCATTTGCAGAAATGTGCCTGGGATCAAGTATTTGCGTCAGTGTGGGACGGCGACGACAGTCGAGGCTACACCTTTAAGAAAAGCCACAGCTTGGGTTATGCACGATTGGTTGCACTGCATATGAATTTACTAGAAGATGCAGAACGCAACTCTATTCAACCCGTTTGACCAGAGTAACACTTTTTCTTTTTGATTTTTTACGACTCAGGTCGCTTAGGCTACAAACAGGTCCGCATAAAATTGTTAGATCTTTGTTGACAAAAGTACGACGATACTGCCGGAATGGTTCCCATTCTGACTTCAAAAAAATATTAATAGGTATGCTTCTATTGCTTTCCCACCACCATACCGCTGCCAACTCAATAAACAACAATTTGAGTTGAGTATCTTGTATGTTGCCAAAGTCGTAAATGGTGGTAATGGTTTCGTCGCGATTTTGTACGATGCCAACATATTCCATGTTGGCATAAATGCATAGAGACATGAAAGGATATTTGGCAGTAAGCTGTTCTATTATGTTGTTGCCCATGCGGGTATTTATGTGCTAGGTTTTTGGTGTAAATAACTATTAGCTGTTTGGCACAAATATTATAAGATAAATAGAATCATGTACTCAACAACCGCCTATCTTTACCAACAAATTCAACAAGTTTTGTTGATAGACATCAGCGGCGCTTATTTCAATGCGAGGTGGAATCCGGTGTATGCAAAAAATTTAAAATGTAATTTAGGCGTGGACAATGTCATTTTGTTTCAGTTCCTAAATCAAGATCAAAAGCCAGTGAACATCACAGGATCTACGTTTACCTTTCGTATTATCAGTCAAAATGGAGAAAATCTTCTGTATGCTCGAGAACTAGTGGCCTTAAGCGCCAGCCTAGGGCGTGCCAAAGTTACTATTCCTGCTGCCGACACCCTGCATTTTCAAGCACAGCCAGCCAGTTGGAGTTTGGAAGTATCGTCGGGTGTGTTGGATCAAGCAGTATATACCGATGATTATTCGGGTGCTCGCGGCGACATCGACTTGGTAAATTCCATATTTCCCATGTTTGTAGGCAGTCAGATTTTGACAGTTCCCAGCCAGGCACCAGTGAATGATGTTTATTATTCCAGTACACTAGAAACTGATGGTAGAGCATTGACGACCTTTCAGTTCGACCCTCAGCAATTAACTGGCGTAGTTGCTGTACAAGGCGCAACTGCAGCCACAGCCAACACTGTCGAATGGTACAATGTGCCTTTTCAAGATCTCAGAACAGGTCAAACCGTCGAACAGCTGACCTTGACTAATAGTCAAGAACGCATTGGTTTCAACGTTTCTGGATACCATCCTTACTTGAGATTATCTTTTGATCTCACATCCGGCGACTTTGGTGTAATTGCATATCGCTAATTGTCATAAAGTATGTTATACTAGCTGAATGCTAGATATTGTCCAATACCTCCCAGGAAAACGCAAGACATCCAGCTCGGGCTGGATCAGTTTCAACGGCCCCTGCTGTGTCCACAATGGCGAAAGTCAGGATCGACGGCAGCGTGGCGGACTCAAAAGCAGCGCCGAAGGTTGGAGTTATCATTGTTTCAACTGCGGTTATACTGCTAGTTTTATCTTGGGACGTAATCTCAGTTTTAAAGCTCGCAAGCTGTTGACCTGGTTGAATGTACCACAAGAAGAAATAGAACGTGTCAATCTAGAAAGCCTACGGCATCGTAGTATAACAGGATTACTAGACGACCGTCAGCAAACTGCAGCAGCTATACAAGGCATACACTTCGAAGAACGTGACATAGGCGGGGTTGAATTTGTAACACCAGCACATACAGACATATGGAATTACTTGCGCAGCAGATGTGCACCTGTAGATTATCCATTTATGGTCAGTGCAACTGCAGGCGCAAGACCGGGAGTCATTATCCCGTTCACCTATAACAACACCTTGGTTGGCAATACCACTAGATTTTTGGATGATCGAAAACCCGTATGGTTAAACGATTTTCAACCTGGGTATGTGTTCGGCACAGACTTGCAACATGCCAATTGGCAATCAGTTGTGGTGACAGAAGGCATATTTGATGCACTCAGCATCAGTGGCTTGGCTTTGATGCACAACGAAGTCAGTGATGCACAAGCCAGACTCATACGTAGTTTGGGAAAGGAAATTATTGTAGTACCCGATCAAGACCGGCCTGGCATGGAGCTAGTGAATCGTGCCATTGAGTTGGGATGGTCGGTGAGCATGCCCAAGTGGGATGGTTGCAAAGATGTCAATGATGCTGTAAAGAAATATGGTCGTTTAGCAACCTTGCTAACTATCATGCAGGCACGAGAGACCAGCAGAATCAAAATAGAAATGCGCAAAAAACAACTTGTTAAGACCTTCAGACTATGAAACATTTTTGTGTAATGCCTTGGTACAGCAGAGAGATAAATTTAAAAACCCAACAAGATTCTATATGTTGTTGGTTACAAAAATCCATTTCTCGATCCCGTCTGCAACAAGATTTTATTGATAATAAACAGTCCGAGGCTTGCCAAAAATGCTGGCATCTTGAAGATTCTGGAATTGAAAGTCGTCGACAAATGGAGAATAGATTTTTAGACTTTGCGCTAGATAAAAATATCGAAGTGATAGCCGACAATATACATGATGCCGAGCCAATGTTGTATCAATTTAATTTGGGATCATTGTGCAATTCAACTTGTATTACTTGTGGTGCCAATGCCAGTTCTGCTTGGCAAGGCTTGCTAAAAAAACAAATCAAAATCTCATCTGAGAATAGTAGAATAGATCGCAACTTTGACCACTATCAATCCACAATTAACTGGAAAACAATCAAACGTATCAATCTATTAGGCGGTGAGCCATTGTTGATTGAAAAATCGTTTGCTATACTAGATATGTTGCTGTTAAACGGCAACACTGATTGTTTGGTTAGCTTTGTTACCAACGGCAGTGTTACATTGACCAAAAAGCATATCGATACATTTGCTAAATTCAGCAATATCAGTTGCTGTGTTAGCATAGACGGAACTGACAAGCTATTTGAATATGTAAGATATCCATTAAGCTGGGATCGAACCTTAACAAATATTGATCAGTACAGACAGATTTTTCGAGAAGTAGTAGTAAGTTATACCATTAGCAACCTCAACATTCACGACAAGCAAAATACTGTCAATTGGTTCAATCAACAAGGATTGTTGTACATTGAAAATTATGTGCAATATCCTGCTTATTTTAATCATACTGTACAGCCCGGTCATGCGTTATGGCCTAAATTTGTCGAAGCAATTACTACACAAGATAAAATTAAAGGTATTTCAGTCAACGATTATGTACCTTATTTGTCAAATCTGCTGCAAAGTAACCCATTGGATTGAAAAGTGAATTATAATTCAGGATATGCAGATGGAATCAATAATTGGGTTGGAAAATTTTCTAATCAGTCATACAAGTATTTTGCAAGACATGATTCAGGTAAACCCATTGATTATACCTTTAACAGTCTGGGATACCGCGGCCCCGAACATCATGCACATCCAGACATTTCGGTCTTTGGCAGTAGTTTTAGCTTTGGTGTAGGTCTTGCCTACAATCAATGCTGGCACCAACTGTTGGGTGATTTACAAGTAAACACTTACACAACCGCTGGATTTTTAGTTTCAAATAATGATATTATTGACCACTATAAAAAAGTTTCTGTCAAGTCGGGTATAACTATTATTCAGTTACGAGAATTTAAATATAACAAAGAAAATTTTTTACTACCGAATCATGGATTTTATTTTGTTATTGACGAAATCAAACATTCGCACATTCCGACCCTTACTTGGTCTTCTTTTATTGATCGTGCAGAAGATGATACACATCCAGGGCCCAACACACATTTACAATGGTCGAAAATAATAAAGAAAATGTTCAATATGTGATAAGTCATCTCGAAGGCTGCTCCGGCAACTTTCTGGGATTCTTAATAGCCGACGTTGTTCCGAAAAACACAAATATATTTCGCGTTGATACCGGTCCCAATGATTTAGTTTTATCATTAAATGGTCGTTATCATTGGCACAAAGAAATACAAGCACGTATAAAAAATCATACAGTAGTAGTTACACACAATTTTGATACAGAATTAATTAACACAACATTTCCAAATGCTAAAATTATACAACTATATCCCTATACGCACATTGGCAATGTGTTATATAATATCTCTTATAAAAAGTTAACATTAAAATTATCTAATCTAGTTGATAATCATTTTATTGACATTGCAAATTGGCATAAAAAAATTCAATCATTTACTCCGTCTCAAACATGCTACAATTATTGGAATTTAACTGACGTAAATTTCTTAAAAGATATTATTTCAAAGGAGTTAACTGATAGCCAGAAGTTATTTTTTAACAATTATTGGGCTACTCAATTAAACTATAACTTGAACATGCCGTCGGATAAAATGTCAATGCCCGATTTGATTAAATTTTGGGGTATAGAAGATAATTTTAGTCCATGGATGGTAGCTTGGCTTATATATGTCTTTGAGTACTTACACGAGCTGCCGGAGGAAAAAAGATTATGGTCAATCAACGATGCAATTAATTTTTGCAGTTGGGCCGATGTCACTAGACTAGAAAGAATGTATCGTGTATAATATTAAAAAACTTCAGGAACAATTAGCTTGTTAAAAGATTACAACACTGACGTACAACGATTATTCTTGGAAATGATGTTGTGCGATGCCACCAGCTATGTACGTGTGCAAAACATTTATGATCCAGAAAACTTTGATCGAACGTTGAGACCAGCCGCTGAATTCATTAAACAACACAGCGCCGAATTCAAGACCATGCCAGATCGTGCGCAGATTCGTGCTGCCACTGGTATTGTGTTGCAGGAAATTCCCGATCTCAATGAAGGTCACTTTGACTGGTTTCTAGATGAGTTTGAATCGTTTACTCGCAAGCAAGCACTGGAGCGAGCTATTCTCAAAGCAGCTGACTTGTTGGAGCAACCTGATTATGATTCCGGCGGTATCGAAAAGCTGATCAAAGACGCAGTACAGATCAGCCTGACTAAGGACATGGGCACAAACTATTTTGACAGCCCTAGTGATCGACTCAACCGATATTTCAACTCAGGCGGTCAGGTCTCAACCGGATGGCCACAGATGGATCGTATCTTGTATGGCGGATTCAGCAGAGGCGAACTGAACATTTTTGCTGGAGGTTCTGGCTCGGGCAAGAGCCTGGTCATGATGAATATAGCTTTAAACTGGTTGAGCCAAGGATTGAGTGGTGTTTACATCACATTGGAATTGAATGAAGAACTGGTTGCTCTGCGTACAGACGCCATGTTGACCAGTACCAGTACCAAAGACATTCGTAGAGATATTGGACAAACAGAGCTCAAAGTAAAAATGATGGGCAAGAAGTTTGGCGACTATCGCATCAAGGCCTTGCCAGCACAAAGCAATGTAAACGACATGCGTGCCTACATCAAAGAAGTACAGATACAGACCGGCATCAAGATCGACTTTATCATGGTGGATTATCTGGACCTGATCATGCCGGTCACTGTAAAAGTCAATCCCAATGATCAGTTTATCAAGGACAAGTATTCAGCAGAAGAGCTGCGTAACTTGGCCATTGAACTCAAGGTGTTAATGGTCACAGCAAGTCAGTTGAACCGTAGTGCAGTAGAAGAAATTGAGTTTGATCATAGCCACATTGCCGGTGGCATATCCAAGATCAATACAGCTGACTTTGTGTTTGGTATTTTTACATCTAGAGCCATGCGAGAGCGAGGCAAGTATCAAATGCAGTGCATGAAAAGTCGTAGCAGTCAGGGCGTTGGCAACAAGGTTGATCTGGACTACGATATCGAAACCATGCGCATTACTGACAACGGAGAGGATACTAATCAGCAAGGTCCGCGTAGCAGCATCATGGACTCTATCAAGACTCGTAGCCAAGTTGCCAAACCCGACGAAGATATGGACACAGCTAAAGTCACAGCAGACGTACAAGGCACCAAACTCAGGCAACTGCTGGGCCAGATCAAACAGGCTTAATGCGCTGTATTACTGCTAAATAATTGAAAGGGTCTTGGTAAACATGCAAAAACGCACTCGCAGCATCTTGGAAGAACTAGATGCATTATACACAGAAAAAAATGCGGACCGTGATCGACGCTATATTATTGAGACTCGCGCTGACAATGTCATTGCCAGTGCCATACGTCTAATAGAACAGATCGAATCAAGTTATAGTCCTGAGCAAGCAGACAACTTGATAAGAAAATTGCTGAATGCAATTCGCGACAAAGATGCTAAGAAATTTACACGAACAGTAAGGCGCACAGATGCAGATATTTGAACTTAACCACGCTAGAAAATCAAACACACTTGTTGAAAGTGTATGCCGCGATCTCACACGTGAACAACGTCACATAGTGGAAGGCATGGTGCGAGACCTGCGCCCCTTGTTTGAAACCACTCTTACTGCAGATCAAATACAACAAATTTTCCAACAGGCCCAGCAAAAGCAAACAGCTCAGGGCGGTGTTGGTCGTACTGCAATTGGTAAGGCTGTAGATACAACCAAGGCAGTGGGCAGTGCTGTGGGCACTGCTGCTGGTGCTGTAAACAAAGCCATTGACGGACTAGGTCGATACTTGCAGACCACTGCGCCTGTTCAATATTTTGATCAGAAGTTTGAAGATCTAAAACAAAAGATTTCTGCCAAATTAGGCACAGACAGCAAAACAATGGCTGTGATTGATCAACTGGGTCAATATGCCAAGGCCAACCCCGGCAAGACAGCCTTTGTGATAGGTGCACTAACAGCAGTAGCAGCCTTCACCACAGGTCCAGCAGGTGGTGCCATTGCTGGTCAAATATTACGTGGTGCAACAGAGTTGCTGAAAGGCGAGAAGTTATCAACTGCTGTGGGCAAAGGCGCCAAGTCGGCTGCTATTGGCGGGGCCTTAGGCGCCGGCATAACTGCACTAGGTGATTATTTTGGAAACATCGAGGTTGTTGCTAGACAGATACCAGGATATACACAGCTTACCCAACTCGGTTTTAGACGGACGTCCATCAGGATTGGTGGTAACAATCCTGGATTCTTTTTTGGTGATCTTCGTGGAATAATAATTCCTAGCCAATTAGCTCCTAAATTAGAATTACTTATAGATCAAACTGAAAAGTATATTGATGCTGGCAATTGGGCTGGAGCTGATAGATACTGGAAGGAAGTTACAGCTATAGTTGATAATCCAGAAGTGCGACAAGCAGTGAAAGAGATAGCTGGTAATAATCAAAAATTATATGATCAAGCAGTAGCTAATGCCGCTAATTTTAAGGAAGTAGCTGCTAAAATTTCTTCAACACTTACTGCGGCTGTACAAGGAGGCATAGCCGGGGCATCTGCAGCACCTGCACCAGCAGCTAAAACTCCTGCTCCTGCTCCTCAGGTTAAGGAAGGTTATACCAGACTAACCAACAAAGAAATACGTGAAATATTTGCCATTGCGGGTGGTCAACTTACCGAAGGTCCTACATGGGATAAAATCAAATCCGTAGGTGGCAAACTTGCACAAAAAATTACCAACAAACAAATAAATCCGGCAGCACTACTTAAACATTGGGAATATGCTGGACGTCCCACTGACAGTGGCATTATTGCCACCATACTACGTAGTAATAATATATCTGATGATGTAATACAAGATATCTTTGGTGCTATGAATATTGAAGTCAACACTCCTGCGGCTGGCGCAACTACCCCAGCTACCCCAGCTACCCCAGCTACCCCAGCTACCCCAGCTACCTCAGGGGCTGCTATTTCGAGTACTCCTGCTGCTGCTACATCAGCTACAGCAGCAAAACCACTTCCGGCTGCAGAGCCTGGTCCTGCAATGAATAATTCGCAGTTGTTGAAATCGTACGAAATGATGACACCTGCGCAACGAGCACAATTGATAAAAGATTTTGAAATAATTGATGATCGAGACAGATTAGCAACTGGCACCAATGAAAGTCTTAGAAGTCAGAGAAAAATATGAATATAAACGAAGGCGGTAATGTATTTAAAGACTCCACCGGGACACCACTCACGCAAAGAATTAAACAAGCTGACGTCATGCCCACTGTGCAATGGCTGGAAGGCATTACTGGACTGGATTTAACCAGCGAAAAAGCTGCCGACGGCAGTCCTGTTAAATGGTTAGGATCCACTGGACGAAAAGCAGACTCTGGTGACTTGGATTTGTCTGTTGATGCAGGGGAAATGTCAAAAGATCAATTGACACAAGTGCTAACAGTCTGGACGCAGAAACAAAAAGTAGATCCTGCTCGCTACATCAAAAAAACTGGATCAGCGGTACACTTCTTTGCAGCCATTGGCGGCAACCCTGCGAACGGGTTTGTGCAAACAGACTTCATGTTCAGCAACAAGCCACGCTGGACACAGTTTGTATTAAGCAATGATCCTGCTAGCCGATACAAAGGTGCCTTGCGTAACATCATGCTGAACAGCATGGCCAAGAGCCTGGGTTACAAGTTGAATCAAAACGACGGCATAATGAATCGTGCCACCAACGAATTAATAACTGACGATCCGGCACAAGTGGCAAAGATGCTATTGAGCCCAAATGCTACTCTTGCAGATTTGTCCAGCGTAGAAGCAGTCATGCGAGCACTGGAAGCAGATCCCAAAAAGCCACAAAAAATTGCAGATTTCAAAGCACACATGGAACGCGAAGGCATTCCTTTTGATGATGGGCTAGTAAAAGAAAACACAGAATTATACACCGAATACAACGAAGTCAGCATGATGGCACGTCTGCGTGATCGTATAGTGAACCAAGGTATGCAGGTCATTGTAGAAGGTGTACGCATTGAGCACCCCGAGGACATGATTTTTGACCAACGTCCCAGTGCCGGCCTTAAACAAGCACTTGCTGGCATTGTAGCAGCAGCCCAGCGTCCACAAGAAACCACTGTTAAATGGGATGGAAAACCTGCCATCATCTTTGGGCGAAAACCTTCAGGTGAATTCGTGCTGACTGACAAGTCGGGATTTTTGGCCAAGGGCTACGATGGCTTGGCCACAAGCCCAGAACACATTGCCAAGATAATGGCACAACGTGGCGGCGAACGTGGCGAACTGGTTGCCATTTATCAACGCCTGTTTCCTATGCTGCGCCGAGCAGTTCCGCAAGACTTTCGCGGTTACATACAAGGTGATTTACTTTATTCTTCTACTCCGCAGCGTATTGGCAATCAATGGGTATTCCAGCCCAACACTGTCAAGTATGCTGTGCCTGTGGATTCTGATCTGGGCAAAAAGATCGCCGACAGCACAGCCGCGGTTGCCATACACACCAGTTTATCTGCACCGGGTGCACCAGCTGAACCCATTCGTGCTGCAGCATTGGCAGATAGTCCAGGGCTTCTTATACTAGATCCCAGTCTCAAAGATCCTCGAACAATCAAATTAGATGCCAAAACAGTAGCAGATGCCAACCGTTTGCTTTCTCAGTATGGTGCTGCCATGGATCGCTTGTTTGATCCTACCGAATTACGTGCAAGAAAGATCAGCAATTTTCCTGCCTTGATTAAAACTTACATCAACAGTCGTGTGCGCGGCGGCAGCTATGACAACTTGGTAAGCGGGTTTGGGTCGTGGATACAACAACAAGAACCTGCCAAAGCTCCGAGAATTTTTGAATGGGCAACCGAAAACAAACAGGCAGTAGCAGCACTATTCCAAGCATTCATTGAAGTGTCCAGTCTTAAAAATCAACTGGTGCGTCAATTGGATTCACAGTCACAGGCAGTGCAGGCCAGCATCAACAACGAACCCGGGCACGAAGGATATGTGGGTCAGGGCATGAAATTTGTTGATCGCATGCGATTCAGTGCTGCCAACTTTGCTAAAAACAATCCTGAATTGGGATAGGTACTGACCGATTTCTGACTTTTGGTATAAATAAGTGCAGGGACGAAACATTCCCACTTAACCAAGGAGCTTTAAAATGGCATATTTTCCACCCGCAAATGGTGATGCACAACCAGTATACGCATTAGACATCAACAACGGCCCACAACAAGGCGTTATCACTGCTGCTGCACTAGTGCAGATGGCAGGTCCAAAACTGGACTTTTTCAACGTTGTGGTTCAGAACGGTTCACAGCAGAACATTGACTTGCAAAACCAGTTGGGTAATGTAACATCAGGTGTTTTCACACCAGGTGTTGTTGTCCAACTTAATCAAAGCATTCAAACTACAGCTACTATTGCTATGTACCAAGTTGAAGCTGCTTCAGCTGGTCAGATCAGCTACGCTGTTTATCCAAGTGGCGCTTACACAGCAGCAACTCTGCAAGCTCAACTACGTGCATTAGGTAACATTCAGATCACAGCCAGCGATGGTACAGTGACTGGTGTTAACGTTACAGGTACAGACGTTGTAAACGTAGGTTTCAAACTAGCTGCAAGTTAATTTCGAGTCAGTTTAGTATAGACTCAAGCCCTGGATTTATTTCGGGGCTTTCTTTTGACCATTAAATACCTATACTATGCAACCACTTAATCCAATTACATTATGGCCTGTTTTGATGTACGACTTTCAGTGGGCCGAACACAATCAACATCGAGATGAAATTGCCCAGGTATGTTATGATCTCGAAGCAAAGAAACATGTCAGTAATGTAGCGCCAGATGCCAAACGAGGCCTATACGAAAGCGGGTTTGACTTTGTGACCACAGATTCGCCTGCTGTTCTTGCATTTAGTCACTGGGCCAAGCAATGCTTGTTCCGTGCTGCTGCAAATGCCAATAAACCATACTGGCCCGCAGGTATGAATGTCACAGTTGAAATACACGAATCCTGGTGCCACATTACCCGCGACGGTGGCTATCATGACACACATGCTCATCCGGGTAGTTCTTGGTCTGCTATCTATTATGTAGACACCGGAGACATGGGTGCTGCTGAAGATAAAAATGGAGTCAACAGATTTTATAATCCCAATCACTGTGCTTATGCAGATGCCGGAATGGCTTGGGTAAATCGCAACACCAGTATTGATTTCAGAGCTGAACCTGGCATGATGATTGTTTTCCCCAGTTGGCTACAACATTCTGCTGTTGTTTATCGAGGTAACAAGGATCGTATTGTTATTGCATTAAATGCTAGAATTACCAGATCTGACATGAGTTCAGTTGGCTTATCCATATGATACGTGTAAAATGTAGCACCCGGTTTGATATCACCGAAACAGGTGTAAAAAATCGTTCCCATAAAGCTCGAATAGTATTTCGCGACGCCACTGGTCGAGAGATAACCAACGAACTTGAATGGAACCGCGCTAGAAATCAACAGTGCAATTGGGAAACTGTCAATCAAGTTATTTCGCTAAGAACCTTGCCGGAAAACATCAGTCGACCGGTACACAAGGCTGATATTGGTATTTGGACATTTGAATTTGCAGTGGTAGATCCTGCATCTATCACGCATGATAGCAACCCAGTCGGTTATCTGTTGAATGACTGTGCAGATGTTCCTATGATACTGGGCTTGAACGAAACGTCCAATATCACACCATTTTTAATCAGTTCCGGACCAGATGCCAACATCTGGTTTGAGGTCTTAGCATAAATAATCTGTCTAAGGATACATAATGGTCGACACTACTGATATCGAAAAAAAGAGCTTAGAAGCACACGTTGAGTTATGTGCCGAACGTTATCGTTTCTTGGAAGAAAAATTAGAAACAGTAGAAAACAACACTGCTCATGTGACCACAATGGTCACTGAGATACGCAACATGGTACAAGACATGCATAAAAAACGTCAAGATCAACTGTTGAGTTGGGGTGTAGGAATCATTGCAGCATTGACTTCGGCGGTTGCGTTTTTATTAGTGCAATACGTGTTTTAATGAAAAAATCCAATAATCTTGACAAGCTGGAAAAACTGCTGGAGCCCGAATTAGATCAGCTCAAGCAAAACATAATCTACTGTGACGACGGCAAATACCATGTGTTTACTCAATACACAATCGACAAACAACTCAATGACACATATTTGACCTGTAAACAATACCAAGACCCAAGAACATTTAGTACACTAAGATTTGCGTTGAGCTGGTGTATCGCCGACAAGTATGGCAAATTGGATCTTGCTAGTACCATTGTAACTTTAGATCAACAACGATACACAATATTAAACAATGTTAAAGTTAGACAAACTTTAGCTAAAAAAATACAAGACCCTGTTAGAAAAGAAATAGTCGAATTAAAGATTGCTAACAAAAAACACGGACTTGTACAGATAGAAAATCAGTTGACCAAATGTGTAAATTTGGCTAAATACTGGCAGATAAAAGGATTTAATTGCGATGAAACTGCAAGAACTAGACACTCTCAAACAACAAGATAAAGCAGAACAAGTGCTGGAAAATCGACTGGGTCACTCAGTCTCTTTCGACAACCTTAGCTTGTATGAATCACGTCATATGCTGATGCGTGTGCGAGGACTGCTCAATGAACACCGTTCAAGCACTGCTTTTCACTCAAGCGAGCGCAATCCTGCTTATCTCAAATTGCTCATGATTGAATCCGGTCTCAAAGGACGACTCAAAGAAGTTGCTCCTGTAGTTCCAGGACAGCCGGCTGCAGCTCCAGGTGCAGCACCTGTTGCAGGAACCGTGCCTGCTACAGGTACTGTGGCAGCAAAGCCTGGACAACCTGCTGCTGCGCCAGTTAATCTCAAAGACCCCAAGCTGATTGCTGCCACTAAAAAATCACAATCTGGACAACAGCTAAATCCTCAAGAAAAAGAGATGATGGCTGCTGCTGGTGCTGCTGCTGTGGCTATGCAAAAAGAGTCAAAATTGGGACGTCGCAGACTCAGAGAAAGCGAACTGCAATCAGCACAAGTTGTGTTGGCAGCGCAGGACATGATTGACCGAATTCAAAAGATGCTGGAAGAAGTTTCAGAAATGCAATTCAAAGACCTGCCAGCTCTAACTGACTCGATCAAGAACGACATGGGAATTGATCAAGCAACACAATTTCAAAGTGCCAGTGCTGCTGCATTGACACAACTGTTGCAAAGTTTGCAACAAGGCAAAACACAGATGGAAGCTGCCCAAGGCACACTAACTGGCCAAGCACCTGTTGTTCCAGGTCAAGAACCTGCTGCAGACATGGGTGCAGATCTCAATGCAGAACCTGCTGTTGATGCTGAAGTAGCTGTTGACGCTGACGTTGCACCGGCTGATGAAGAAGAACCAACACCACTAGGTGCTCCTGAGGCATTAGGCCGTGAGCGTCGCAACGCAGGCGGTATGATGGAAGGCACACATACACGTACCAATACATATCGTATTAACGGTCAAGATATGATTGAATATCTTGCCAATGAGACAGGTGCTCAAGTAGAAATGCGTGGTGATGATGTTGGTATCTTAACAGTTGATACTATTACATTTCCTAGGCTAGCAAAATTGGCTGCTGATTTAGCTCAACAAGGCAAAATCAAAGCAATTGCTGGTCCGGCAACCAGAGACATGACAGGCAGAGCAGTGCCTGTTGGTGGAAATTATATGTCTGGTCCTAGTCGCCGTGACATTGGCGAAGCAGCCAAAAAGAAAGGCAGCAAGCCAGACTTTTTAGATGTTGACAAAGATGGCAACAAGAAAGAGCCATTCAAGAAAGCTGTTGACGACAAGAAAGCAGGTCCTAAAAAAGGCGTAAATCCTTTCGCTAAAAAGAAATAATGCGATTAGTTGAGTTCGATGTTCCATCTGCACAAACAGAGAAATTGGCTGCACTAGGCCAATTTCTCTTGTCTCGCGCTCAAAATACCAGTGCAGAGAAAAAAATATCGATCGCAGCATTTTTAAAGTTAGCTAATAACATGGGTATTAGTTTAACTGATGATCAACTACGCAACTTAGCACAACAAGAACCTCTCAGTGCAATCATTGCCGACATCGGCGGTGACAGCGAGACCGGAGAAATTATGTTTAAAGGTAGTGACGAAGTCGCTCCCAACATGAGTGTGGACCAAGCTCGCGACACAGTCGATTCAATGGCTAAACGAGCATTAAACAAAAAAGGAATTTGATATGTTAGAAACAATTTTCTGGATACTAGTAGGTGCGTTCGTTGGTTGGAATTTCCCACAACCTGATTTTGCTAAAGCTATTCAAGCAAAGATCCAAGGCTTCTTTAAAAAATCGTGAATCTGGTTTATATTCACGGAGCTTCGGCTTCCGCGGATA